AATAAATTCAATCAATAAAGTTTTTGAAATGACTTTACCAAACAGAATTAAGAACAATCAAGGAGCTACTGACTTATACTCCGACCTTGTTCAAATACCACTAGTTAACAATCTTTGTGGTAACATCTTTCAACACAATTACTTCATTGGCGATGATGAGCACGAGTACATCAACAGTATTTTATACCCCGTTGTGGTCGAGCAAAATCTAACGCCTAGAACTAATTACAAACACGTCAGTCACCCTGTGCTCGCAATACTAAATGACTTCTGCAACTCGATTGCAAATCAAATAGCAAGTAGCGCGTTAGGTCCAATAATAACCATAGGTGACTCAGTTAACAGAAAGATTAGAAACAGCGACCACAATTGCACACTACTGGATAATAGAAGGGATTGTGCACGCGTGGTCACCAATAATGTGTCACAGAAGAACGATGTCAAAGAATACGCATCGGGTAAAGCACCAGCTACGAGCTACTGCATTAGCGGTGCCCAAAGTTGTAACTTTAAAGCCAATATCTGCTTTGCCGTACACTCGATGTACGATGTTAAACTTGATGACGTTTACGACATATTTGATAAACACGAGATCAACGAGATGTACGTATTTATGTACGTACCATATGCCTTCATGTGTAAACATCTTAAATCACTAGACTCCAAGCTATTCGACTTGATCGAGAAAGGAGGCAAAATGATTTTCACATGTAAAGATTCTAGCATACCGTACGTACACAATGCAGAAACTTGGCAGATGTGGTCAAAATTCACATGTATAGACGGTCAGGATTTCTCGATCGTCAAAGAGGTATGGTTGACTAAGGCACAACTCACCATATTCAGGCTCACGCGCGTTCGCACCGGACTTAGAGGCGAGATATACGTTAACTACCCGCTCGCCCAGATAACTAATGGCTGTTACCTCGTACCTGACATATGCCACGCATCAAAGCTAGGTTATCACACTCCACAAAATCAGTTGAGACACTTCATAGTACCTGACCATGTATACAAAGCATTGATGGCTTATTGCGAGAGAGTTAACGATGAAGCTTACCAGTACAAAGAAATAGCCACCCTCGCATCAGGTCTACTACGACAACTTAAAATTGGCAACGTCATTTACAACCAAGAATGGCAAATAAGCATGAATGATTACAATGCTTGTATAATATCAATATTTATCATCGGAGCACTTAAGAGAACTAACAGAACACACACAATCAGTGACGCATTTTCCCATTTAAAGAAGTTCTCAAACGATAAATCACCCATCAGATACTGGCTAGATGGCGTGATTACCAAAATTGTTAACGCCTTTGACAATTCATCAGGAGAAATGCATTCAATTAATAACTCAAAACTATGGAAATTCGATGCATGGAAACCCGATAACGAGCAACGCACCTACCATCATAAGATCAAAGGCAAGCCCACACCAGTTGTCAACGTTTTGGTGCCTAAAACACTTGCCAATCCAATAACTGCACCTCCAGAAGATGAAAACAATGAAGACTTGATCTTCGGCGATTTGTTTTCTGAAGCGAGTCGCGCGAGTAGTATTAGCGTCACCTCAAGTATTGAAACTACTGTTAGTGAACAGGTGTATAGAAGCATTAATTGCGTCAATGGCGATGTTACTAGCTTTTACGATAGTATCCAAGGAAAGAAAGCAATCATTCAGACTTTAACTTGCGATCAGCTAGGACGTTCAACGCTCAATCAGAAGGTAGCTAACAAATTCCCTCTTGTTAAGTCATCATATGACGTTACCAAATACCGCAAAGCTGACGGTGCGTATCATTTGGACTTCATAACGTACACCGAATGTCATTACAACGATGTACACATCTATAATATAATTACACCCAGGGAAAGATACGCATTAGCCGAAATAATGCCCACCTTACAAAGTGTCATTGCCAAATGCAGCGATTTGGCTTATGACCACATTATTACACCATATTTAGGTTGCGGGAGCAATGGAATTAAACATTGGGCGTTTGAGAAAAGCGTTGAAACGGCGCAAACAAAATGTAGATCGCAAATAACACTCGTTGCGCACGATGGTAGCGAGATAAGTGACCTCACATATAATGACGGCGATATATTTCAGTCAAACAGACCCATCGTGCATTGCGTCAGTGCTGACGGTGCGCTATCCGCAGGATTTGCGAAACAAGTTGTAGCCGCCTTTCATTGCCGCAACGAGATCCCATCAAAGATAAAGGTAAGCGAGTGTTATTCCACTAATTCAAAATCGGTTTATCATTGCGTCACGAAGAAATTCCATTTCGACAAACCAACGATGTTGCAATTCAGGATGGCCATTGTTAATCTTAGGAATATGTTAAAGAAAGACTGCGTTAACAGCGTGTGTTGCCCGAAACTTGGTTGCGGACTCGACAAGCTGGATTGGGACATGGTATCCAACATACTGAAAGAAGAACTTTGTGCCTACTCAATTGGCGTCGTTGTGTACAATAGACGTGCGGAGATTAAAAAGACTCACTCCATCATCAACGACAAGACTCAGCATCCATCAGCTTGCTGCTTGTGCGGTAGATTCAACAATGCGTTCGATGGCATGAGCTACTCAAAATGTGATGATATAAACATGTTGTGTGTCAACGGAGCATCACAATCGACTAACAACATTAGGCGTGACCAGAACTTTGACAATAATCATTGTCTACTGGAAGCCGCCTACCGCGCGTCCGGAACGACGATGTCAATTGCTGATTACTACAAGCAGATCAAGATACATTGCGCCCTGAACTTTAAGAATCCCGCCAGTTTCACAACATACTTTGATTTATGTGACTACAGGATCGACGATAATGATTTCGATCAAATCAAGTTGGCGATAGCCAATATATTAGAAGTCAAGTTGTGCATTCGTAATCGTCACGTGAAGGACGACAGCGCGTTAGCAGTGGAAAGATTTGGGAACCACCAAAGAGAGTTGTACATAAATTACAAAGACCAACACTTCACACCGCCAATCAAAGGTGGTGCTATTAAACGTAATGAGAAGTTTAAGCAGATTTATGACAAGTTATATGCAGGTGCATCACCTAACTGCAGATTACAATACCATGACTTCTCCATGGCTCCTGGCGTTAACCTCATGACGAACTTTGCTGAGTTCGACACTAGACACGAATACACCGGACACCACTATGTGGGTAAAGGCAGTTACGGGCTCCACCCAAACATCATAAATGTCGATGGCAGGCTTGCTATTAAAGAACTACCCACTGGTTCACCGTTGTTTAATTTCGACACCTACACCGATTTTTCAGACTTGTGCGCTCGAATCAACAACAGAGTTGACATCTGCTTGCTAGATGTCGGCATGAGTCACGACACAGAAATATGGTACGATCAAAATATAGGACATATGCACAGAGCGCTTAAGGAAGGAGCGAGCATCGCATTTAAATGCTTTCGTTATTCTGACACCATAATCCAATTCCTTAGCCACTTTGACGATGTCGAGGCAGACAGCTTCGCCTTCGGACAGGAATCCCATGTGTTCTGCTTCGGTTATCACGCGCAGCCTATGGTGGATAAAATCGAAGGCTTAGCTAAGCAGTTTGAACAAGCACGCGTCACATACATCAAAAGAACCGACAAAGCCGCCGTCAGAAGGTACGCTAGTTGCTTCATACGCGCCGCGAAGAAAGGCATTAATAAAACAGTTAAATTTAACGAACAGTGCATCGATAAGTTACCTGATAAGATTAACTTTGAAGCAGTCACTGGCTACGCTGGTACATCCAAAACACAAGGGTTGGTACAAACACAATTCGCGGCCTTATGGATTGCTCCGACATCGGCATTACGTGAGAAACACATCAAATCTGGTGTCGCATCATACACTTACCACAACATCTTCGAACAACTGCCGACCAAAGCGAATATTGTCATCGACGAAATAAGCATGTTTGACTTCGAGTACATTTGTATGATTAAAGCTGCTAGTCCTGAATCAAGCATCATAATTGTTGGAGACGTGCACCAAATATCGAAACCCGTCTACGAGGGCGAGTATAAGAATCCGACTAAATTCAAGAACATGGGCATAACAAATAATCTTAGATTCTCTTACACAATGCCACACGACATAACAAAGTACCTACGCAATAAGTACAATTGGCTCGTGTACAGTCTATCAACCGTGGCCAACAGCGTTTACCGAGAAGTTAGTAGCGAATTACCATCACTCTCCCATTGGCAACATATCACCTTAACGAACGATGGATCACAGAAGCTGATCAAGAAAAATATACAAGCATCAACCGCCACGACTGTACAAGGACAACGCTTCGATGATGTCGTGTTTGTCATTGACGACAAAGCAGTCAATACTAAGCTGATCACCGACTCAGAACAAATTTACACAGCAATGTCTAGACACAGAAATAGATTGGTTTTGGCCGGGGAAACAAATATTCTTCGAAGAACGTTCGAGATTGATGGCACCACTTTACCAATATACTCGCAAACCAGCGGCTTGGAGTTAATCGCAGACACCATACAAACTGACGAACAATTGCAGATGAGCGACTTGACTGTACACGGAACAATCGACGACATCACAGAAAAGCCATCAAAGGACGTCATGGTCGAGTTGGCTAGCGAAAAGATTGCACAGGGCAACTCAATCAATGATCACATTGTCCCGCACACGGGGACAATCAAGAGTGCCGAGCAGGGATCCATCACAATAAAGAGTGACTCGTTACTCAAACCCGCGCCAGACGTAGTTGGTTATCGCATTAGTCCACGAATTCATGGAGTTAATCAGATTAGTAACTCAAATATAGATTCTGCAAATTGTGCGATTAACCGTTACCTCAAGAAAACACCAATATGCGACGCCCGTGAACTTAAACAATCAACCAGTAGAATACTAGGCGGCATTGTTAATGCGCTCTATGGCGATACAGCTGACAAATTCCACAAATTTGAACAAGAACTGAAGATCGATGCAAAAGACATATCAAGACATTACGCGGATTACATCGTAGCTTTGCAGAAGAAAATCAAAAACGCACCGAAAGACGCCAGCATTACCGACATGGAAAGATACCAAGCTACCAATAACAACATACTGTCAGAGATCGCGGACGTATTTGATCCAACTGGAGAAACACTTGCTTTCATCATGAAGAAACAGTTGAAATTCACAGGAAAGCATCTACATGATGAAACAGACAAAGCAGGACAAGGGGTGGCTTCAATGTCGAAACGTGTTAACTTGCTCTACTGCGCTTACGCCAGGGCCATGAACCAAAGGATAACGGAAATCATTGCAAAGAACAATAGGAAGATTAAACTTTGCACATTTAAGAGCGATGAAGAAAATATAAATGACATTAACGCATTAATCAAGTCTTCGAGCACTGACGGCATGAAGTATTTCGACAACGATTATTCAGAATGGGACTCAAGCTACAACAAGACATTTGCTAACGTCATACGCATGATTATGATATGGATGGGCATGCCAATAGATATGGCTGATTGGTTCTACCAATTCAGATTGAAGTGGCGCATGGGCACAATTTCGAAAGGCGTTAGAAACACAATCACAGGACAATTTAAACAATTTAGCGGCAACCCGTTCACTTTGATAGAGAATACAGTATGTAACTTAGGATTGACATTTTCGATAATGGAAATCGACAAGTTGCAATTTGCTCTTTTCAAAGGTGACGATTGTTGCATGCTCTGTAAAGACGCGCGTATGACAAGTGAGGGGCAGTCACTCCTCAAGCAAATGGGCCACGGCATGAAACCATCTTTATCCGAAACTGGTGACTTCGCGGGTTATGTTTTGAGTAAAAGCTCTTGCGGACCTGACATAATCCGCTACTTTTACAGAGTAATATCGGGCACATACAGAGACGAGGAGCACTTTGACGAGTGTAAGATCAACGGTCCATGTCGTGTTCGACCAATCACAACACCATCACAACTTGCTGAGACATGTATCACATGCGTTAATTACTACAAAACCAAGAACGTGCACTTTTCAGTTGACGATGTTCATTTGATGTATTGTTTTCTTAAAAATACTCTACCTCGAATGACATTTAATGACCTTGAGATCGTCAACGTCAAACATATACAATAACAACATCCCGCCAAAATACAATGAACCATCTTCTACCTACAGGTTCATAACTTGTTATTAATTACATTTATTAAATTTAAATTCACAAACTTCACTTAATCTATATTAATCATGAGAATTAAATTAAATCTAAATACTCGGCACACCATAACCACTGGGGCGTGGAAGTTAGTTGACAAGGAATCATTCCAAATCCTAACTTTCTCACCAGCAGGCAGGCGTCCATCCAAACAATTTCGCGAAATTCGTGTTATCATCGACAGCAAAGTCGACGACATATTCGCACCGAAAGATAGGGTAACACTCATATTCAAAGTCCCTATGCACATATCACACATTGTCGTGTCAAGAACTGATATATCCGTTTACCGAATTGAGAAGATTTTTGAGATTCCCGACCATGACGAGAGATATCTCTCCGACCTATGGGACACCTTCAACGTCTCTCACACCGATAATCAGACTATACACATTCTAAATCACTGGTTCACGCATTGTGCTATGTACATGGAAAGATCCATAGACTTTCTATATGACCACTCAGATTTGAACACACTTGAGTCGCTACATATCGCACACAAATGCGACATCAACAAAAACATCGACGCCTATGCGGAGGACATATATGAGATCAATGAAATGCCTAATGGTTGCATCTATTGCAGTAATGGTGTAACATACACTCGCAATTTGGCATTAACTAGCAGAGCTATATGCGGCTCTTTTAGATTTGCTCACCACTGCAATTACACACATAAGCATTAGGGCATCTTCTACCTACAACCCCAAAATTTGTTAAAAATTTAATTCTTATGCTATTTATTAAATATTAAAATTCAAATTCTAAATTCACAAACAGAACTCAACATAATGTCTTCAGGACTCAGATTAAGAAATATCGGTCAAGTCGCTGGTAACACTGACAGCGGTAAAGCTGCTGTCATTAAGATCATTCATCCACCGGAACCAACACCATCATCGTATCAAGGTTACCCTGATAGAAACAACACTGACTCAGTGCAACTTCACTATTCACTAAACACGTCAACATCTAGAATGCACGATTGGGCATCAGGTGCAACTGGGTGGATCATGTGGTTACTTCCAAGCATCCTCTACCCAGTTTGGATGCAGAACAACATGTCCGACGCCAACAACAACCCAGGTTTATTCCCGATTCAAACCAATGATCAAGTAGATTCGAAATTGCTGCAGGCTAGCGTGGGTTCACTACGCCAAGTCTACAGATCAACCACATTTGATAATATCTCAGCTGAGATATACAAATCCGGTATGTTGTTTGGTGCACAAATGAGAGGAAACATCGTTACAGTAGACACTTACTCATCAGAAATCGTTAAGCACTACTCCAATGGCGCGGACTTTCATAAAACATACGGACCAGAGATCATGGGTACCAATAATTTTGTCGACATCAGAAAAGGTCAACCTAATGACACATGGGTTACCAAGGTCGGAGGAATCCAAATATTGAAGACAGGACGCACAATAACTCAATCTTCCAGCTTAACAATGCTGTCGCCGAAGTCACAAGCCGGTCCAGGAAAAGATGGTGCTTTCATGGTCACCAAACCATCGCAACCCGAGATGATGTATAAGAGCATTCCTCAGGCAAATGATGACGGTGGTGTCAGGATGAACCACTTATACGCATGCGCTCTCGAATTCGTCGACCCGGGGAACAACTTGGTGCTAATACCAATGACAACTGATGGCTCAGGTGACCCGAAGAAGATAGTTCGAGATCTACCTTGGTTTGACCACACTATCGGTATATTAGGTTACGAAGCAGGTAATACCGTATCGGAGGGAGCTAATATATTCAACTTAAAGACAGTTTGCGGTTACGAGTGCGCACCACTACCAGGATCCACCTTAAATCCACTCGCGTCACCGAGCGCATGTCCGGACAGTGTAGCGCTAGACTGGCTAGCTGTGTTCAACCATAGTTGCGCAGACATGTTTCCAGCTATAATGAATGCCAAAGGTGCTGAAAAGCAAATCGCGAGCGTGATGAAAGATGCTGACGCTACAACCAGTCAAGCGAGCGAAAACATCAAGGACGCTGTCCCGCATTCCACTGACACCGTGTTGCCAAAACCAGCAAAGAAGAAAGACATGCAAAATGCCGCCCCGCAAACCGCCAAGTCACAGCCGAAGCGAGGTAATTCCACTAAAAAGGGGAGGCCAGCCAAACCAAGACCAGCTAAAGCAAGTAATGGACGTTCTAAAACTAGCAGAAATGTTCCTGTGATCCACATACATCAGGAGGCATCCAAACGCGCGAAGACCGTTCGTAAAGACAACAAGAAACAGTCCAAAGACATTAGTAAGCTTCTCAAAGCACTTAAAGTCTAAAGGAGAGAAAACTCCTCCCACTGGGTTTAAACATAAAACGCCATATCCCAGCGTTACACATATTCATTTACAGTAATCAATTACATATTAATCATTAG